ATTGGATGGCGATAATGCAGGTGTACATTTTAAGCGAAAATTATTGCCCGCATTTAAAAGGTGGCCTATATGGTTAAAACCTATTTGGAAGGGAGGTATTACTGATATCGTATTTGAAACACCAAAATTTGAAATCGACCCAACCATTAAAGTCCTTGAAAGTACAATTAATTATACAGAATCTGGAGGTGACCTTGCCAATGATGGGAAAAAAATCATGGCCGCAGGCTTTGATGAACAGGGAAAGGGCAAACGCACAGGGGATGTTAATAACAGGTGGCAAATAAATAAGGAAACTATGTCCCTGGGGGCAGGTACAAATATTGTTGGTTTTTGTATCCATCCATCTACTGTGGAAAAAATGGAAGAAGGAGGGCAGGATTATAAAGAAATGGCAGAAATGTCCGATTTTTATAAGCGGAATGCAGAAGGGCAAACCGTATCTGGGTTAGCAGTTAGTTATATGCCTTCATCTTATTGCCTGGAAGGGTATACTGACAGGTTTGGGTTGCCGGTATTGGTAAAACCAGATGAAAGGCAATATCGTTTAGGATATAATAAAACAATTGGTAGCAGGACATATATTGTCCGGAAGAGGAAACATTTGTATGACTTGAATGACCCTCAGAAAATGACTGAATACCGGAGTTTTGTAAGGAAATACCCCGAAGATTATGATGACTGCTGGCGTGGAGTGGCAGGATACCTTGGTTTTGATATTGAAGCCATCGATGACCGGTTGATTGAAATTGATTCTAACCCTGAAACAATACAAGGGCGTTTTGAGTGGGTGAACGGGGTACGTTTTGGAAATGTAGAGTGGATAGATGACAATGAAGGGGCATGGGAGATATCCTTAAAAATGAAACAAAGCGAAGCAAACCTTCGGGCTACTATGGACTACTATTCTGCCATTGATGATGCATTTATACCTATGTACAGGCCATTAATATCAAATAGGTTTGTGCTTGGGCTTGACCCACACGAATTTGTCAATAAAGGGGAAGCAGTCCATTTAAAATCAAAATTTACAAGGCTATCCGATACGGGGATGGCTATTCTGCAACAAAGAAGGCAGGATATAGATATAGACGATAATAATAAAAAATCATGGACCACAAGAAAATGTGTGGCTTGCCTTGAAAAGCGGTTTCCAAATAACGAAACTGTAGCGGAAGAAGCTTTAAAAGCAGCCATATATTATGGGGCAATGATTTACCTTGAAAGAAATAAAGGGGAAGTATGGAGCCATTTAATTACCTGGCAGTATGGTGGTTATCTATTGCATAATACGGAAATATTGCCTAGTGGGAAAGTACAGGTAGACCCCAAGCCAGGGGTTTATTCTTTAACATCATCAAAACGGAAAATGTTCTCTCTTGCAAAAGACCAACTGAATAACCATTTGCCCATTGAACCGATGAAAAAAATACTTTATCAGGCAAAAATTATATCATCTATGGAGGAAATGACTAAATTTGATGTGTTCACAGCTTGGTTATTGTCACTCCTTGGAGCAGAATCCAAGTATTCAGAGTTTATGATGGTGTACGATAACAACGAAGAAGTAGAAGTTATGGGGTTTGATAAAATTAATATATAGCCATGGAAATCAGTTATAATAATACCGAGATAAAGACAGGGGCTAAAAAAGTAAAACAGCCTGAATCCTATAAAAAGAACAAGTATTCGCCAAACTTAGGTGCTTCTCCTAAAGAGAAAGATAAACCCGAATATGCACAGGCATGGGTAGAACGGATCTATAACTTGTATCAAAATAAAAATGGGTGGATTCAATCAAGTTTATATTCAGATATCGACTTGCTGCGAAGTTATGTTGATGGGAACCAGCCAACAGATCAATATAAATCATTTATCGTAGGAAACACCCAAAATGAAGCTAATAAAGTATTTGACGGGGAAGGTTATGATGTAAGGAATTCAAGTTCTACTGCAACAAAAAGGCAAGCATGGATTAACCTTGATTACAAGCCTGTTTCTATTGGCCCTAAGTTGATGACTAAAATAAACGAACAAATACGTGGGCTTTATTATGAAATGAACCTGAATGCCGTTGATTCCAATAGCGTAATGGAAGAAGAGCATGCTAAATACCGTTTGTGGTTTGAAAAAGAAAATAATACATGGCTTAAGTCCCAATATGCATTGATGCAGATAGCACAACAGGAACCACAATTTGTGCCTTTAAACCTTAATGAACTTGAATTATATGCAAGCACCGGAGGGTTTAAATTACCATATGCAGTAAATATGGAAGGACTTCTAAAACATACATTTGATGTCAGCGAATGGGATAAAGAAGTGCAGGAACGGGTTGCACATGATTTGTGTTCTGTAGGCTATAGTTTAGTCAGGGAGTATTATGACCCTGAAGATAAAAGGGAAAAAATCAAATATGTTAATTTGAAATATGGTGGAATTCAGTATAATGCCACAAAATCATTTAAGGATTCCGAATATGGGTTTGAATTAGAATGGTGGGAAATTTCCAAGGCTATGCAGAAATTTAACCTTACCAGGGATCAAGCAGCATCCCTTGCATTTGCTTTTTCAGGGCAGTTTGGGAATCCTACGTCAAATGAATGGAAAGACTATGCAATATTTAATGACGTAACCGGTACCCTTAATTTTGATTTCTATAAAGTCCCTGTATTCCGTTGTGAATGGGTAGATATTGATAATGAAAAATATATTGAGCATGTTACTGAAAATGGAAGGAAGATAATTAAGCCCTATTCTGAAACCTCAGAAAACCAAAATTATAAAAATTCACATATCCGGTATGTTAGGGAGGCAACATGGATTGTAGGTACGAATTACTTAACTGATTATGGCAAGGTAAAATATATCCCACGCATGAACCCTAAAAAACCAAGGATTTCATATAGGGGGATAAGGCTTCTTGCCCCTTCATTATTTATGCAGATACGCCCATTGCTTGATGGCTTACAGAATGCATGGCTGAAAACACAACAGGCAATAGCAATAGCTGTATCCAATGGGTTGGCAGTAGATGTGGGTGCCATCAAAAATATATCCATAGGGAAAGATAAGTCATGGGATGCACTTGAGGTGTTAAAGTTTTACAGGCAACAGTCAATACTGCTGTATTCAAAACGAAATACAATGAATATCCAATCACTATCTTCAGGTGGTGCTGTACCTATTACCCCCCTTATCACAAAAATGGAAGATAATATTAAAGCCCAGTTTGGTATAATGGATAAGTTCATGGAGCAAATAGAATCTTTCACTGGGTTGAATATGGTATCAACAGGGGAAACCCCTGAGAAGGGGCTTGGTAAATTTAATATGCAGGTAGCACTACAGGGTTCTAACCAAATTATAAATTCCCTTGCAAGGGCAATTACTGATTTGAAAGCTGATGTGAGCGAGAATGTGGTATGCAGGCTTAGGTCATTGATAAAATCTAACCCCGATATTCAGGCTTCCTATGAATCTGTAATAGGAAAACACAGGATGAAGTCTATTCTAATGGCTGAAAAAAATAATGTAGAGTATGGAATAAAGATAGAAGCCAGAGATATAACTGAAATGAAGGCATTTATTGATGCGATATTGCAAACATCGTTAAAACCAAGCCCAGGCGCAGCAGGGCAACTTGATGTTTCTGATGCATTGATAATAAAAGATATGGTTGAGCAAAAACAAAATATCCGGAGGATAGCCTTGTATGTAGGGTATATGCTCAGGAAGAAAAATATGATTGCCCAACAACAGCAATTGGAAGCCATACAAACCCAGAATAAAGGATTGCAGCAACTTGAACAAATGAAAGAACAAGGGAAAGCTAAGGACAGGGCATTTGAGATGGCTAAAATCCAAAAAGAATTTGAAAACCAATATATGCTTGAACACGGAATAAACCCAAGTGCTGCTATGAATACTGCTAAGGCGGTACAACCACCGCCACAACCGCAACAGCAGCAACCACAAGTACCTGAGCAAGTCCCGGATCAACAAATAATGGAACAAGTATAAATATCATTTTTAATCGACATTAAAATAAAACATTATGGCTGAAGAACAACAAAACCCAGCACTGGAAAAAACAAGCGAGGAGATTGCAAGTATATTGCTTGGGGAAACTCAACCGGAAACTCCAGAAGTGCCTGAAACACCTGAGGTACCAAAAGAGCCTACAGAACCCACAGAACCTGAA